ACATCGAAAAACAGGTCGCCCTCGGCAACGTAAACGAATCGTTTAAACCAGTCAGCCGGTGCCAACTGCGATACATCACCATCCGCGAGACTTTCGTATTCATCCATTGCATTACCCCACTGGTCTGCTATTCTCACGGAGCATTGCTTGATTCTCCGTGTAATTCTCCTAGAGAACGTTCAGCCCCACTTCGGTGGGGCTTTTTTTATGGACTGCCCATTCGTCGGTTGGCCGAAATGGTGCGCCAAGTGTCGAGGACGATGCGCTCTGTCTCGCGCTTATTCGCCATCTTGGAGTACAGCGCCACAGCCGCACAGTATCGCTCATGCGCCTCTCTCGTGGCGTGGTGGGTCGCGGCAATCGCTTGCCGCTCCGCCACCGTACCCTCGGCATGTGTGAAGACGGCCTCACGGGTCGCCTTCCAGCCATACTCGGCACGCTCCATCTCAGCCTTTGCCAGCGCACACGGCTCGTCTGTATCGACGAGATACCGCAGCGCTTTCTCGGCTCTCTCTTCGCTGATCATTAAAAGCCCAACGGATCGTTGAAGTCAGCCTTTGACCAGTTGTCCTCAGTCAGCGTACCGGCAGGCGCAGGCTTCTGCGGCCTTTGCTGGCCTTCCTTCAACTGGACGCTAATGGACAAAAAATTATTACCGGCCTTTGAGGCTTTCTTCCACGCGGATATTTTGTACTCCGTACCGCCCACGTTCAGGTCGCCGGTGAAGTCTGGGCGCTTTTCGTTACCCTTCTTGTCGTTCGGGAACAGCACGCCACGGTTAGTGTTGTCGTAATTCACAGGGTCATCTCCTTTAGTTTAGAAACTTTAGCATCCAACTCAGCCAAAAAATCAAATACCTCTTTCTCCAAAAGGGTGATGCAGTCTGTATCCCGCGAGATACGCAGCACCAGCAGTTGTAACTCCTCGGGCATCCTCGGATCGTATGAAACCCAATCGCACCAGTCCGTACCCGTGCAAGCCATCTGCCATTGCATCTGATAAAAATATTTTTGTGGCGGGTCACGCTCAAAAAGGTACTCGATGTGCGTAGCCGTAGACGGGCACTTGATCTCGACGCACCCATTCACGCCCACTAATCCATCAGGGCTTGCGCCTGCCATCTCGATTGCAGGATGGTTGATAAAGCCTACCTCGGTGACGAGTTCGCCAACCTTGGCGCTGTAAGCGTCACGCGCTGCGGCTTCCTGCTCTACACCCCACTCCATCGCTGCTGTAGAAAAACCTTCCGTTGGCTTGCCGGTTAAGCGTTCGCATACCAACTGCGCCATGTAGTTTGCGCGAGTAGCGGCATAGCCACTCTTGGTGCGTGCCACTACGTCAGACACCTTGGACGCAGTCACCTTGCCCAGACGGGCGGTATGCCATTCTGTTGTCCTTTGCTCCATCACACTCTCCCTAAGATTTTTTTACGGCCATCGCGGGTCATGCACAACGACTGCAACTTGTTGTAGTCAAAGTCGAGCATGTCGCAAATCCAGCGCATCGACCCAGCATCATCACGACGTGAAAAAATCCAGTGAAACGCAGCGCCTCGGCCATCGGCGTTGTCTGCGTCTTTAATCGCCTGCCACAGCACGGCAGACCACAGTCGGCGGTAGCCCGAGTCATCTGTTGATGGTCGATCTACATCGCTCGGACGTTTGGCGAGATGACTAATCATGGATATTTCTCCAATCGTAGGTGTTGAGGGGAAATAACTCGTGTGGTTTCTGAATAGTCAGAAGGTGTCGCCTTCTCCCATGCCAAGTCATGCGGCAACCAGCCAAGAATCTCCACGGCTCGTATCTCCGGCATGACCGGCTTAGCGACGAACAACACCAAGCCTTTACCGATCTGGTGTTGTCGCACAGCGGCAGTGTTACTGGTTCGCACGCGACGAACCTCAATGTTCCTGCCAACGTCAGGCCAATCCTTATAGAGTTGGTGATCGCGGGCGTCCCACACATGGGCGTGCCAATAGCGGTTGGTGTATTTGGCTACGGCCAACTCTGCTGCACACGCAGCCACCTGCGCCGTTCGGTCGTCTTCCATACGCTTCGGGTCGTAGTGCAGGGCGTCTTGGCTATCCCACCTCGCCGAGCAGCGTCGAGCGCCGACAAGGTTTACCAAGTCATACTCCCACCGTTCTAGTTCAATAATGGGATAAGTCATGCGCTCGGCACCTTGTACCAAGACAAGACAATCTCAGCCGCATCACGATGATCTTTCAGCAAGCGCAGGTCTTTGGCCTTGTTCTTCTCAAACACGCCGTTTGGATACGCACCAGCCTTACGCTCCTCGATCATCTGCTCCATCATCTCAACGGTATTGGTCAGCGACCAAGCCACGATGTATGACTCAACATCACTTACTATTTCTTTCACTAGCCTCTGCTCCTTTAGGCTGAGGCCAACTTGCTTTTCTTTTCGCTGAACAGGCTCAGATGCGCCTTTCGCTCGCTTGCGTTTAGGCTTTTCCATATTCCGTTTAACTCCTCGATAGTGGCTGCTAATTGCACGGCTGCTTCTACGGCAGGATCGGTAGTGGCTGCGGCGACTTCATGCGTCTGCGAGTCGGCGTCGTTGTCGCCCTCGGTCGGGATGCAGAACGCTTGGAAAGCGGCGTACTTGTAAGCGGCAGACATAGCCTTGTTACTGGCCTTGTCGCCCGAGTCCATCGCTTCGCCTACGGTGATGACCGTGTGCTTACTGCCGTCTTCGGCGGCTACGAAGTCAAACTCCACGGTCAGCGTGACGTAGAACAGCGCAGTGCCTTGACGGTTCTGGCGCTCGATAACCTGTCGGTCGGTTACGCGAGGCAAGATGCACAGGCCGTGCTTTGACAGCAACGGCGAGAGCGCACCGTACACTTGGTCAATGCCACGGAAAGCGTAGCCTTGTGATTGGTTCTTGCTGTCTTTGCTAATGCCGATCTTCGACAGTTCGGCGGTGACAGCAGCAATCTTCTCGTAAACCTTCATGCTTGTTCTCCTCTTGCGCGGATAGCGTCGGCGCACTGTGAATTACCTAGAACCCATGCGACATGGGCGTCTGCTCTGTTGCGCTCAACTAATTCATCACACAGCCTAGCGCACGCTTCCCGCTCGGCTGCGGCAACAAGGCGACCAAGTTTGAAGGGGTCAAACTTTAATTGCCCCGGATATTCGTTCCAGCATTGGCGCATCAATTCACTTAATTCTTCGTCGGTCATTGCGGATTCCTCAGTTTGGCGGATGCAGCGTCAATCGCAGCAATGCACTCGGCAAACGCTTGATGCAGTTTGAAAGCGCCTTCGGCTTCGATGCGGTTGAGTTCGTTTAAACCTTCGATGACGTTGAAGGCGGCGTGTTCGGCGCGGCAGTGCAACTCCATGAGTCGGTCACGTTCCTGCTCGGCCAAGATGCGGTAATCATCTTCCATGTCTTTCTCCATCGGGGCCAATCCCCGAAGTGCAGTATACTCCCGTTGACGATCATGTCAACACCTGTTACTGTGCAACCTATGACACCGAAACAATTACTGAAGATTTATGGCTCCCAGAGCGAGATTGCTCGGGCGTTGGGCGTAACCCGGCAGGCTGTGCTGCGCTGGTTTAAGGAAGACAAGATTCCTGCGTTGCGCCTGTATCAAATTCAATGCGTGCTGAAGGTCAATGAATAATCCAATCACAAATAGCACCGACATATCGTGGGCGTCACAGGCCAACGTGCGGTATTGGGAAAGCGTCAAGCACACGCCGTTTGGCAAACTGCGGTTAGCCGATGCGTACCTTGCTCGGATCGGCGTAGGCGACTGGCAGCAGCGTGCAGAGCGCACCTCGTGGCTGAAGAACTACGTAGGCGACATCCTGCGCTCGCTGGACGATGCGACTGAGGCATATGGCGACCCGCACGTTCGAGGGATGGTGCGGGAACTGTGGGGCGAACCCGGCGTGACCAAGTTGAAGGCTAGGTGCAAATCGGCATAATCGGCGTATGCGCTACGCCAAACGTCGAGACAACAACCACACCGACATCGTAGAAGCCTTACGTAAGGCCAACTTCGAGGTCATCGACTACGCCTCGGCAGGGCACGACATCCCTGACCTGTTGGCCGTCAAGCCAATGCACGACGGTATGGCGTGGATTTGCTGGATAGAGGTCAAGGCCAAGGGTGGGCGGCTGTCAGAGGGACAGAAACGCTTTCAGGGGCTATTCCAGCCAAGGGGCGAGTGGTACGAAGCCCGTGACCCGGACGACACCGTATGCGCCCTACAGGCGCTTTACTTGCAGCGCCTTAAATAATTCATTTACAATACGGCCATGAAGAACTGGCGCGTATTGAACCAAAACCTGAATCTGTTTAACGAGGCCGAGGTTAAGGCACTCTTGGACGAGGAGATTGCCGGTCAGCGGCGTTCCACGTTCCTCAAGCGCCTGCACCAGCGGTACTGCACCCTGCGTGCAAACCGCGAACGGGCTGAGATATTCAGCGCCGCCGCAAGAATGTCAGGTAGTCAGCCCCTTCCTCTGGGTCCCACCACACCTTCACCAAGTCTGGATGGTCAGCCGGTAGCGCAGGGTTAATTGTCGTCAGCGCACAGGGCGACAGGCAGTTGTCCCTGAACCCGCGCTCCTTGGCGTAGCGGTCGTAAATCTTGTAGGACGCCACCTTACAGGCGTGCATCGTGATGCCGCTGATTGCATCCTTCAGGACGCTATACGCCGACTCGTGCTTGTGACCGGCCACGTACAAATGGTCGCGGGTTCCCATCAGCGCAGCCTTCATCGGCCCATGCGCCGGGTTCCAAATACTGGAGCCGCTGTGGTCGTGGCGGGCGTTAACCCGTACCTCTAGGCCGTTCGGGAATCGAAGCGCTAGGCGGGCTTCTGAAGACTTATAAAGGGCATCTTGCTGCTTGGCTATCCAGCGCAGCGGATCGCCTGAGCCTGACCACAGGTCGTGGTTGCCGCCAATCATGTACAGCCAGTTGCAGCGGTTGATAAACCACTCGGCTATTTTCCAAGCCTGCGCTGCCGAGGTCGTCTGGTCGGCGTAGAGGCGGGCAAGACGGCCACACCAGTTGTTCGTGGTGTCGCCTACGTTCGCCGCAAATAGCCCCTCGGTGCGGTTTACAAGGTCGGTGTGGCGCTCGATGGCTTCAATGTCACAGCCGTCGTCGTCTACGTGCGGGTCACCAAAGTGCAGGATGCCGATAGCACCGTCCATCTTCACTTTAATAGGAATTAGTTTGCTGGCTTCTTCGTGTTCCCGCTTGTGCTGGAACTTGCGCTTGCGCTGGGCAATCAGTTCCTCGATGGGAACGTCGTCGTCGGGCAGCGCGGTGAACTCGTAGTCGCCCTTGTCTACCACTT